CGGTGCGGAACAGTGCCAGCTTGGTCGTCCACGTCAGCCGAGGGTTGACCTGGATGCGGAAGCCGAAGCCGTCGGCCGCGGTGACGATGTTGGTCGCGCCTTGGGCGAGCGTCGGCGCACCGACGGCGGCGATCGCGGCCTTCCAGAACGGCACGGGGACCATGACCATGAACTGGTTGGCGTTCTCGTTCATGGGCTCGCCCTGGTCGTCCTTGTAGCCGAGTATGGCTTGGGCACCCTCGAGGATGGAGTGCATCAGCTCTTCCGGCGCCGGGGCGGTGGTCGAGCCGTGCGCAGTGGCCGGCAGCGGCAGCGCGGAAATGTCGACGCTGATGTCGTTGGACTGGGTGCCGCTGTCGCCCTCGGCGTGGTCGGTGTCGAAGAACAGCTGGCCGTCATAGCAGGCGGTGGACTCGCCGGCGATGATCAGCGATGACAGCAGCTTGGCCCAGTGGGCATTGACGCGGTCCACCTGCTCGGCAACGCGCACCATGATCTGGCCGGTCTTGTCGCGGCGCAGATCGTCGATGCTGATTTCCAGCGTGGACTCGAACGGCTTGTTCTTGATGGTGTACGCGTTGTCGCGCAGGCCTTTGGCGTGGCGTCCGCCGATCCATTCGCGCATGGCCGGGGACATGCCGAGCCATTTGTAGTCTTCGCCGGCCTGGTCGGACATGAAGCTGTTGGACAGCTCGTTGGCCCAGCCTGTGGCGCCTTGCTCCAGGCGGCGGAAGTACTCGCCGATGATGGCGCGCGAGCTGAGTACGTTGAGGTTGCTCATGGGTAGGGTGCTCCGTTATGCGTCGGCCTTGGTGGCGACAAGCGCCTCAACGCGGCTGAGGTAGGCATCGAACTCGACCAGCGCGTCGGTGGACGCATACCAGCGGGCGACACGGCCGATGGGCGTGTTGCTGCCGGCGGTGAGCGTAAAGGTGTCGTCGTCGCTGGCGTAGACGATGGGCCGGTCGTTGGCGGTGATGGCGGTTGCGCCGACGACGGTGAGCCGCACGCGGCCGCGGGTGCGGACGGTGACGTTGATGTCGCCGGCGCTGCCGCTGGCGTTGTCGGCCGGGCTGAGCGCGAAGCCGAGGAAGGCGTCGCCGGCGGCCAGCGGCCTGGCGTAGCCGGAGCCGTTTTCGCCCACTGCGGCGCCTTGGTAGATGACGTCGGAGGCGATGACGGGGTAATCCTCGTTATCACCGAGCTGGTAGTCGCGGAGCGCATTGGCTGCGAGGGTGGTCATGGTGGCGGCTCCTTACTTGCGGCCAAGAATCTTGACGCGGCCGGCGGACTCGGCCGCCTTGAACGCCTTGTAGCGGTCGAACTGGCCGCCGAAGTCTTTACGCAGGTCGGCGTTGGCGTCCCATGCGGCCTTGAGCGCCTCGTCGCTGCCGGGCTCCGGCGCGGTGTCATCGGCGCCGGCCGCGGTGGGCGCCGGGGCGGCCTGTTGGCGACCTTCGTCGAGCATGGCGGCGCGGAACTCGCTGCGGCCATCGGTGCTGTCCCGTTGTGCGGGCAGCGGGGCAGCGTCGATCATGGCCTGAGCCTGATCGGCGCGCAGCCCGTTGGCGATGGCGGCATCAGCCAGTCCGCGGGCGTGCGGGGCGTCGGCGACGGCGGCAAGGATGGCGGTGACGCGCTGATGCTCGGCATCGGCGCCTTCACTGCGGGCTGCGTCGATGGCGCTGTTGCGATGGTGCTCGATGGCTTGGGTGGCCTGGTCTGCCGACGCATCAGCCGGCAGCCCGAGCGCGGTATTGACCTGGTCTTGATAGGTCATGCGGATACCTCTGGGTTGCATTTGGCCGGCTGCGCCGGCGGTGGAAAAGATGGATTCGAAGGTGCCGACGCTGTCGGCCATGCCGACGCTGACGGCATCGGCGCCGACGCGCACTCCTCCGCGGCCGAAGTCCTGCAAGACTTGCTCGACGCTGGTGTTGCGATAGGCTGCAATGTCTGCGACGAAGACGGCGGCGAGCTCGTCGACGATGCGCTGGGCCTCGGCGCGGCCGGCATCGGTGTCGGGCGATGCTTGCTTGAGCGGCGAGACGCTGGAGATGATGCGGATCGGCGCGTCTTTTTCGGTGCGGTAGCTGGCGACGACGCCGATCGAGCCGATCAGCGCGGTCGGGCTGACGATGACGGTGTCTGCCGCTGCGGCGAGCCAGTAGGCGGCGCTGGCGGCCATCCCGTCGACATAGGCGATGATGGGCTTGCTGCTGTCGCGTATTTGCGCTGCGAGCTCGGCGATGCCGGTGGCCTGTCCGCCGGGACTGTCGATCTCCAGCACGATGTTGTTTATCGACGGGTCGGCGATGGCGGTGGCGAGGTCTTGGGCGAGCACCTCGACGCTGGTGGCGCCGCTGATCTCGGTGAACAGGTTGGCGCGGCGGAAGATCGGCCCGCTGATCGGGATGACGGCGGCGCCGTCGCGCTCGGTGACGCGGCGGGTGTTGTCGAGCGGTCGGCCCAGGCGGGCGGCAACGGCCTCGGGCGCGTCGTTGGCGCGTTGTGCGATGTCGACGATGGTCTGCATCGACTCCGGATCGATGGCCCAGGCTGTGCCGAGCAGCAGGTCGATGGCGCGCACGGGGTCGGTCACTGGCGGTCCTCTCGGTCTAGGTCGGCGGCGCTGGGCAGGGCGGCCGGTGCGGACGCGGGCAGCGGTGCGTCGCGGTCTTCTTTGGCGCGCTGGCGGCGGACCACGTCGTAGTCCTGGCCGGTGAGTGCGGCGGTCTCGCGCTTGCGGGTGCTGATGCCGATCTCCAGCCTGTCGCGGGCGGCGCCGACGGCCTTGTTCTCGTCGAGGATGGGTGGGGCGTCGCCGATCCATTCGCCGGCGAGCCAGGCTTGGCGGGCCAGCGGGTCGGTGAGGAATCCAGGGAGGTCGATGCGGCCTGCGCTCATGGCGTCAAGCAGCACGGCCTCGACGGTCGGGGCGCAGATGCGCGCGGCGAGCCGGGCGCGACGGCGGCCGAAGAATTGCCAGGCCATCAGCAGCGCGCCGCGGGCGGCGGAATAGCTGCTGGAGAAGTGGCGCAACAGGACCTCTTGCGGGATCTCCAAGGCGGCGCCGCAGAGTCTGGCGAAGCTGGCAATAAAGGCGTCGGCAACCGGGTTGGGTGCCTTGGGGTCGGCGAACTCGACCGAGTCGCCCGGGAACAGGTTGGCGATGCTGCTGGGCTCGATGGCGTAGCGCTTTTGCTGGAACTTGTTGTAGAAGCCGGCGCGCTCGTCGAGCAGCGCGTCATCCATGCGCAGGCCGTCGCCGTCCTGGGTGGTGACAAAGGCCATCCAGAGGGCGCTGTTGACGGCGCGGTCCACTTCGGCGTCGATGTACTTGTCGAGCTGTTTGAGGACTTCGAGCACCGGGGCAAGGTAGGGAACCCCGCGGGTCTGCTCGGGGCGCAGGGTGTCGTGGTGGTGCACGACGAGCTGACGGCCGGTGCGCGGGCCGAAGACTTGCAGCGCGGTCCACTGCTTGGCGCGCACTTGTCGCGTGAGGGCCAGCGGGTGGAAGTTGGCGACGTGTATCCGCTGCCATGCGCCTTGAGCGTCTTTCTCGATGCCGGCCACGAGGGTCTCGGTGTCGGTGGCGAAGTGCGGATTGCAGACGCGATCGGCCTCGATGTGCTGGACGGAGAAGCTGAACGGCCAGCCGGTGCGCGGGCGGTCGAGGGTGACAAAGGCGAGGAAGTGGTCGCCGCGGGCGAGCGCTGATCGCTCGGCGAGGTCTTGCTGTTCGGCGAAGGTCAGCTTGCGGCCGAGGTCGCAGTTGGGCGAGGTCGAGAAGAGCCGCCATTGGGCCTCGATCTGCTGTTCCTTGTCGGCGGATTCGTCCTCGGACAGTCCCAGGTAGTCGCGGTCGACGCTGGCGTTGTAGCGCAGGCCGGTACCGACCACGCTGGTGACTTCGGCATTGACGGCGGCAATGGCCAGCGGGTTGTTGCGCAGCGCGGCGGCAGAGCGGCGGCGCAGCTCGGGCAGGTCTTGCAGGGTGTCGGTGTCGGCGTCGCCGCCTGGCGTCGAGCCGAATACGTCGCGGTCGCGGCGGGCGGCCTTGTAGCGGCGCTCGCCTTGGACGGCATCGGGGCGGGCGTCGGCGCCGTAGCTGCAGGACGGGCCACGGTAGGGGTCAGCGTGGGCAAGATCAGCCACGGGCGGCAACCTGGCGGACGACGCCACTGCGCCGGGCGGTCGTCGACAGCCGCTTGCACCAGCGGTCCCAGTAGGCGATGCGCTGGCCGACGGCGTCGAGGTCGGCGCGGGTCAGGTCTTGGCGGTTGCCGTCGACATCGACGCTGACCGACTGGCCGAGGGTCAGTTTCTCCTCAGCGGCAAGCCAGAGCGCGAGCTTGGCCTCGGCGGTTGTTAGGTCGATTCCTGCCATACAGACAGGATCGGCTTTTTTGTGCGGGCCGTGTCGGTAGGTTCCGCCGGTTTAGCGGTGGATGTTACCGGGGGATGGAAGTCGGTAGCGCGGGCGTGTACTTGCGGCTAAGCCAGTTCCCATCTCAGCTTGCGCTGAGTCGAGTGCGTGTCGATGCGCGGTCGAGTTTTTCGGCTCCATGAGCCTCCTCCGCATTGCCCGATAAGTCGAAACCCCGCGGCCCTTAGGCTGCTTCCGCCTTCCTCTGGTAGCGTGTACGTGATCATTTTGCGGTAGCCCATCGCCCGTGCTGCGCGCCATGCGGCCCGGTACAGCATGCTTGGTGCATTGCGCGCGCCATCTGTGCACAGGCGCGTAACCTCGGCCGTCCATCCATCGGATGCGTTTCTTGCCACCGGTCGGCCGACAATCGCAACGCCGCGGATGTTGCCGGCGGTTGCTACTGCGACAGCAAATATCCCGCCTTGCGGTGCGCCGTGATGCCTGTGGTTTGTCTCCACAAACGCGCGCGCTTCGCGTAGCGATACGGGCACCAGGGCGAGTCGGTCTGCGTCTTCTTTCACCCTTCACCATTCACCCTTCGAACTTCTCTTTCGCATCTGGCGCGAGCGTCTTCGGGGCGGTCGTAGACGCCTAGCAGCACGCGGTTGGTCGGGATGCGCTGGCCGACGGCGTCGAGGTCGGCGCGGGTCAGGTCTTGGCGGTTGCCGTCGACATCGACGCTGACCGACT